TTCCTTTGGAAACGGCGCATACTGCTGCAACACTGTCACGGACCATCCTCCCACTGCGTATCGAAGTCTGCCTGAGCGACGACCGAGTAGTTGCCGCCGTCATTGACGAGGTAGGAGTTCGCTGGAATCGTCAGGATCTTGTCGTTCGGCAGGAGGACGTACGTCAGTGATGTGAAGAGTGATGTAGTGACGTAGCGGAGCTTGGGCTTCTTCTGGATCCAGTCAGCCGCCTGGAGATCCGGCGGCTGAAGCGCGGTCACTCTCCGCATCAGACAGTCCTCCTTTGGTTCTGGACAGGAGCGGGTTCGGAGCCAGTGTCGAACTTCATACTCAACTTCGACTGGTACTAAGACCGGCCCATGTTCGTCGAGCCCGTAGAGCCCGATCAACTCGGGATGTACCCATAGACGTCGTACTCACACTGGCAGCGAACGCAGAACTCCTTCTTAATGACGACGAGCTTCTTCACGAAACGGCCTCCAATGGTAATCACCAGGCCACCTGCTTCGGGTCGTACCAGTTGGTGATATGGGCGTGTTCTGTGCAGCGGTAGATGTGGCCAGTCTCGCCACTGCCCCGCCGCAGGAAGATGACCCGATCATCTTTGCCGCACACGTCACAGGTGACGATGCCGCAGCCGACCGCCTTCCACTTCGGCTCGACGAACTTCATGCGACAGCACCAATCGCTGGCGGAGTTTCAGCCGGTGCGACAACCGAGGCCTGTTCAGTCGGAGTTGCGGCGTCGGTACGGGCCTGTTGCTCAGCCAGCGCTGCTTCGACCATCTTGTCCACGCCATCCGGGAAGGTATATCCGAGCTTCTCGACCTCCATCAGGAAGAACTTCGTGTCGATGACGCCAAGGTTCAGCATCTGCACAAGTTCGGTGAACTTCTCCTTACGGTTGATCGGCAGCTTCTCGCCCAGCGTCGGGTCAATCGTTAGCGCGCCGAAGTTGGTTGCCTCGAAGACCGGGAAGAAGCCGGTCGCGAGATCGAACCACATGTTGGCGAGGACGTCGGTGCCGTGGAGGTCGTAGACATCGACACGAGCAAACAGCGGATCGAGCCGCAGCGCGATCGCAATGCCCGACTCTGCGACCGCGACGTCGACCTTCCCGCGGGCTGCGGCGTTCGCGCCGGTCGCATCGTAGGCTGACTCGGTCAGGAAGCCGGCGTGGTCGAGATACGGACCAACTGTGGTGATGCCGTCGACGCGCTTGAAGCCCTCAGCATTCTCAAGCACCCGTCCTGGACCAAGCACCCAGTCGGCTGCCGTACCGTCCTCGTTCTTCGGACCACCACCCGGCGTCGCAAAGATCCCAAGCCCCATCAGTGCGAGTGCCAGATCCTCGTCAGAGATCGTCCGGTTTACGCCGGCCAGAACCGACTCGATGCCTTTGATCTCGGAGAAGCCGAACGGCGCGTTGGGTGGCGGATTGTTCTTAATGTGGTAGACCGGGATGGCGGTGATCCGCTCGTCGAGTGGAGCTTCCGGAAGCAGGCTGACCTCCGGATCTTCCTCCTCACTCGGCGTGCCCTCCTCGAAGCCGAGGAACCACTTGTCTGGCTTGAAGATGCCGAGGCTCGAGAAGACCGTCACCGTTCCGTCGTCAGCCTTCTCACGCCGGTAGAGCTGGCGCCGTACCATGTCCTTCCCGTCGAGTACGACCGGCTCCGCCAGCAGGACCGCCTTGAGGCTCTCCGGGTCAGCTGGGTCACTGTAGACCGGGTAGTAGCTCGAGGGCTTGACGGTCTGAATCGAGATCCGCCGGCCCACAGCCTTCGCCGGATCGGCAAAGACGTGGAAAAGGTAGTCACCCCGCATGATCCCGTAGAGCTTCGCGGAGTGGAAGTTCGAGAAGAACCGCTCACGTTTGAAGAGAACCTCGAAGGCGAACTGCGCCGCGGACCGTTCCTCGTCAGAGACGGTCACCGCCGGATCGTGCGAGTCGACAACCGACCAGCCGAGCCCGCGGAGGACATAGCGCGCGGTCGTGTCGACAATCGTGCGGCCGGAGGGAATGTAGATCGGCTCTCGCTCGGAGCCACGAGTGACGGCCTTGAACGTCAGAGGAACATTCCAGTAGATGTTCTCGTAGGTCTGGTAGGCACGAATCCGGTCCGCATGCTCCGCCGGAACCCAGGCAGGCGCCTGACCGAATAGTGGCGCAACCGAACTGTATGCCGATTCGCTCACTCGTCTCCTCCCGCCTCGGTGACGTTATCGTGGAGATACTTCTCGAGCATCCAGCGGTGGTAGACGAGATCGCGAACCTTGTCGTTCGGAAGCTGCATGATCGTCCACCAGTCATCTCCATCATCCGCTCCGACGAACTCAACCAGGATCGTCGCGTGGAGAAGCATACCTGGCCGGCCTTCGCGCTGGAGCTTGCCCTCGCGCGCTAGCTCTGAGAGCAGGTCTTCGATCCGGCGCTGCGCCTCCTTCTCCCAGTTAGCAGCCATCCCAAAGCTCCTTCATCGCTTCACCGTCGCCTTCCGCGATCGAGGACTGCCAGCCTTGGGTGGGCCGAAGTAGCCGAGCATGAAGCGGCCGAGCGCCTCTGGGCCATGGTCGTCCTTCTTCATCGGCTCTTCTTTGGGATTAGCAACGCTCTCAGCCTTCGTCTCTGGGTAGCGGTAGTCGAGCATCTCGCGGATCAGGTTGACGCAGGACGGGTCAATCAGCAGCTTCGGAGCGCCGATGTCCGGTAACGCGTTCGTGGCACGTACCGGGAACTCACCTTCAGCTGCCGGCTTGAGCGCACCGCGGATCAGCTCGAGCCGGGTCCGCAGCGGGCCTCCGGTGTAGGTTATCGAGGAGCGTACCCGCAGCTTCTCCTCGAGCGTGTGGGTATCGTCCGGCTCACTCGGGTCAGGATAGAACATCCGGACGTTGACGCCCATGCCGCGTTTGATCAGCTCGAGCGCGTTCTCATTCGTGTCGCGCTGCGTTGCGTAATACTCCCGGAGAACGTACACGTTACCAACCCGGTCAACCTGGATCTCCAGCCACACGAACGGGTTCGTCCAGCCGTAGTCGACTGCGCCAAAAACAGGGAGGTTCGGCTGGTAGCGGACGGGCTTCACATGTACGTCCTCGTCGAAGTCCTTGAAAACGCGGCCGACGAACTCGGTGAAGCTCGCCTCGATCTCCTGCTTGATCATCTCCGGTGACATCTTCATGTCGCGGATCATTGCCAGGATCTCAGGGTCGTCCTGGCCTCCCGGGAAGACCTTCGAGTTGATCCAGGACGGGAACCGCCAGGCTGCCCAGTCCTCAAGCCCATGACGCGCGTCGAACCAGAGATCATAGAACCAGTTCTTGCCCTCCGGCGTCGAGAGCCAGAGTGACCAGCCATTGAAGTCGGCGAGCGCCGGTCGGATGTACTTCGACCAGACTCGCTGCTTCATCTTCGCGGCCTCAGCCATAATCACACCGGAGAGACCTTCGCCGGCGAGCTGGTCAGGATACTTCGACGACTTCGCGTGAACCTGGAAGGCTCCTTTCCAGAGCGAGACGATCATCGGACCGCCTTCTGGGTTGTTGTAGGAACCCGGCTTGTCCATCGGCATCTCGAGCTTCTTACAGTCGTTCCAGAAGACTCGAAACTCCTTCTCACTGTCAGAGTATTCCGGGCCGACGATCCAGAATTCCCAGCGCAGACCCTGCTCTTTCAGCTCAGTTGCCCAGGTCGCTCCGGCCGCAGCCCATGGCATCAGCTCGCGTCCACCGAGATTCGACTTCCCGAACCGGCGCCCAGCAGCCAGTATCCGGTTGCGCGCATTCGAGTTATGGATCACCGCCTGACCAGGATGCGGATCATAACTCAAGAATGGCCAGAACTCGGAACGTCGGACTGTCCGCCCACGAGGAGCTACAGGAGTGAGCAGCGACGACAACGCGCTACCTTTCGACGGAGGCAATCGGTCTGCCAGGCAGACGCTCGTGGCCGGGAACCGCTTCAGCCGCCACTGCCCACTCCTCTAGTCGCCGGGAAGCTCGCCATAGTGCTCGACGATCTCGAGCATTGCCTGCGTCCAGTTGTTGAACCGGATTGCCCGGTCGTCGATCTGGAAGAGCGCCGGCTGCTTCACGTTCGTAATCTCGAGTTTATCGAGGATCTCCGGCTCAAGACCATACAACTCGAACCATCGAGCAATCAGGTCAACTGCTCCGTTGTTGGTTGCTCGGGTCGTGAAGATGACAACCTTGTAGTGACGGGAAAGGGCTCGGATCGCATCGAAGGCGCCGACCGTTGGCGGGTCGTAGATAGTCCCGTCGGCCCAGCCCTTCGAGTAGCGATGGACCGGCACATCGAAGTCGAGCAGGATCGTGGACTTACCCTCCATAAGCCCGAACCAGGAGGAGAACGCCGGTGATGGCGAGCGCGGTGAGAACGCAGAAGCCGATCCTCGCCACCCACTGGCCGACGACAAAGGACCGTTGCTCGAGCTTCGTGCCGTACTTCTGATCCCACTCCTCAGCGCGCCGACGAGCCCGCTCGCGTTTACTTATCCCCATTTCATGACTCCTCCTTTGGCCGTGTTCGTCGACCAGTTCTCGGCTTCGTGATCGGCACGACGTTCTCGTCTCCACCAACCACCTTGGAAAGCATCCCTTCCCAGGGCTTCTCCTGAACAGCCATCTCGACCTTATCAGGAACCTTACCGAAGGTACGCTCCCAGAGCATGTTCGCAGCCCGCAGCCGGTCGCTCTCGTACATACCACTCAACGCGATGCGCTGGACCTCATCAACGATGTCGAGGAAGCGTTCTCTGATCCTCGAGTCGGTGCGGCGCGATAGCTCGAGCGAGATCTGCTGAGCAAAGGTTCTTGGCACCGTCTTTGGAGGCCGACCGCGGAACGTCCCATCGGCTGCACGAAACTGCGCCCTGGCCAGTTCTTCATCATCCATATCCTGGATGGTAATCTCGCCAGCCATGAAAGCTGCCCAGCGTTGATTGGTCGGCTCCGTCTGGACCCGACGACTAGGCTGTTCTTTCCTGACCATTTGCGCTTAGGGAGATTCAGCTTCGCGACGCAGCCGGATGAGTTCCTCTGCAGGCGTGTCCTGATGAACGACGCCTCCCTGCGGTG